TGGAGCGCAAAATATTTTGTGGAAGATATGCAGGACTACTTCGGAAAATCAGCAATGATACCGGTGATTCAGGGAAAAAAGACTTTATCGCAGCCGATGAAGTGTCTTGGAGCCGATTTAGAAAGAAAGCTGATTGTATATAACAACAATCCGGTTGATAAATGGTGTTTGTGTAATACGGCAGTAGACATTGACAAAAACGATAACATACAGCCGATCAAAACAAGTAGCCCAAGAAGAAGGATTGACGGAACGGCGGCATTGCTGGATGCATATGTAGTGATGCAGGATAACATAAATGAATATATGTCATTGATTTAGAGAGCCGGGGGCTCTTATTTTTGTGGAGGTAACATGAAACCATTTTGGAAAAGAGAACCAACAAAGACAGACGAAAAGGCAACAGAACATAACATGATCAAGATGATTACCATGACAGGTGATTATTACTATGCATGGGATGGAAAGTTGTATGAAAGTGATATTGTAAGAGCCTGCATCCGTCCGAAGGTGAAAGCGATTGGAAAGCTGGTTGGAAAACATATCAGGGATGATCCGAAAGGCGGGATCAAGGTAAATCCGGAAGCAAACATCAGATTTTTACTTTCCGAACCAAACCCGTATATGACGGCGCAGCAGATGCAGGAAAAGGTTGCTACGCAGTTATGTCTGAATAATAACGCATTTATATTGATTGTGCGAGACGAGAATGAGAAACCGGTGCAGTTGTATCCGGTTCCATGCGTATCCGCTGAGGCAAAGTATGACAGTTCGGGTGAATTGTTCCTGAAATTTTTGTATCGTAATGGGAAAAGTGGGACGTTCCGCTATGCAGATATCATCCATTTGCGCCACGATTACAACGAAGATGATATTTTCGGAGACAGTCCTGCGCCGGCACTTACACAGATGATGAATGTGATCGGCACGATTGACAAAGGGATGATCCGCGCAATCAAGAACAGCGGGATCATACGGTGGCTTCTGACTTACAGCTCATCGATGCGGGAAGAGGACATCAAGCGAAATGTTGAGAAGTTCGTTGAAAATTATCTGGCTGTTGAAACGGATACGTTCGGGGCGGCTGGCGTGGATGCGAAGGCAAAGGTGGAGCGAATTGAACCAAAAGATTACGTTCCAAATGCAGCACAGACGGATCGCACAATCGAAAGAATCTATTCATTTTTCAATACCAACAAGAAAATTGTTCAGAGCGATTACACTGAGGATGAGTGGAATGCCTACTATGAAGCAGAAATCGAACCGGAAGTTGTCCAGATGCACCAGACTTATACAACCGGAATCTTCACCAGGAAAGAACGGGGATTTGGAAACCGGATCGAATTTGAAGCAAACAATCTTTCCTGTGCAAGTCTTACAACAAAACTGGCATTCCAGGCAATGGTTGACAGGGGTGCAATGCTTCCGAATGAATGGAGAGCAACGCTGAATATGGCTCCGATTCCTGGCGGTGACGAACCGATACGAAGACTGGATACGCAGGTTGTGAATCTGGTGAAAGAAGTTTTGGGAAAAATGGATAGTAAAAATTATATGGTCACGGCGGAAATTATAACAAGATTACTTGATTCTGCGGAAGGAGGCGATAAGAAGAATGAAATACAGGATTGATATTAAAGGCGTTATGATCCCGAACGATTATAAGTGGTATTATGACTGGTTCGGCGCGGACAGCACAGCTCCGAAAGATGTAACAGATGTGCTGAAAAATGTTCAGCCGGGTGACGAAGTGGAGGTCATGATAAATTCTCCAGGAGGAATCATTGATGTAGGATCTGAAATCTACACTATGCTTAGGCAGTGTGCGGCAGATGTGAAAATCTATATTACCGGTCAGGCTTGCAGTGCTGCATCGATTGTGGCAATGGCAGGATATTGTGAAATGTCCCCGACAGCACTGATGATGGTACATTGTGTTTCTTCGGGCACAGAAGGAAATCACAGCGATATGGAACATATGGCGGAAACGCTGCGAACAGCAGACAATGCGTTGAGTACAGCGTATGTTGCCAAGAGCGGAATGAGCCAGGAAGAGGCACTCGAAATGATGGAGCATGAAACCTGGCTGACTGCAGATCAGGCGAAAGAAAAGAAACTGATTGATAAGGTTATGTTTGAAGAAAAGGAAACAAACTTACAGCTTGTGGCAGGACCTATGTTCAAATTGCCGGATCAGACAAAGATGAATGCGGCAAGAAAAATGATGGAATCCGGAGAGGAAGTTCCGGATAAAGTGGCACTGCAAAAGTTAAAACTTTTAAAATTGAAGGGAGAAAAAAGATGAACAAAAAGCAGTATGAAGCGATGAGAAAAAAACTGATGGATGAAGCGGAAGGTCTGATCAATGAAGGGAAGATCAAGGAAGCAGATTCTAAAATGGATGAAGTAAAGGCTCTGGATGAGAAATGGGATGCGATTGCGCAGGCACAGGCGAATTTCAAAGCACTGAATGAAGAACCGAAACCGGCAAATGTATTTGAACAGAATGGCAGCAAGGCTGATTTTGGAGCAAAAGTTTCAGAACCGGAAAATATTTATAACTCTCAGGAATATCGAATTGCCTTCATGAATTATGTAGTCAATGGAACAAAGATTCCGGAGAAGTTCAAAAATGAAGCCGGACCGACTAAAACGGGAGATATCGGTTCTGTCATTGCGCCGGTTCTGATTAGCCGTATTATTGAAAAAATGGAATCAATCGGTATGATTCTTCCACTGGTTACGAAGACCACTTTTGCACCAGGCGCAAGAATTCCAACTTCAAGCGTAAAACCGGTTGCAACATGGGTTGCAGAAGGCGGAACAAGTGAAAAACAGAAAAAGACAACCGGCTACATTGATATCAGAGGTTTCAAGCTGAGATGTGCAATTTCAATGACACTGGAAGCCGTTACAATGTCACTTGCTGTATTTGAAACTGTATTTGTAAACAGCATTGCAGAAGCAATGGTGAAAGCACAGGAGGAAGCGATTGTAAATGGAGATGGAGAAGGAAAACCGAAAGGAATTTTAAATGAAACAGCTCCGGAAGGACAGAGCATCGAAGTTGGTGATAAAGATTCTTTATACAAGAAACTTGTTGAAGCAGAAGCCGCACTTCCGCTCGCGTATGAAAATGGTGCGGTCTGGAATATGACGAAAAAGACTTTTATGGCATTTGTCGGAGAAATGGATGCAAATGGACAGCCAATCGCAAGAGTAAACCAGGGAATTGATGGAAAGCCAGAGCGCACACTTCTTGGAAGAAAAGTAGTGCTCAATGATTACATGGACAGTTATGGGGCAGCAACGGAAGCAGACGCTACAGTAGCATTCCTGTATGACTGGTCTGATTATATGTTCAATACGAATTATGCAATGACTGTTAAAAAGTATGAGGACAATGATACAGAAGATGAGATTACAAAGGCGGTTATGATCTGTGATGGAAAATCTTTGGAACTGAATTCACTTGTAGTCATGAAGAAGAAAGCGGCTTAAGATGGATGGAAGGATAATTGAGAGGCTGAAAAAACGTGTCGGGACCAGGAACGATGAAGAAATCAATGAACTGGCAATGTCATGCGTAAGAGAATTGGAAAACACTGGTGTGTACGGCAATCCGGCAACGGATGCGCTGTACTATCAGGCAATGGTCCTGTATTGCAAAGCAAATTTCGGATATGATGAAAATACAGAGCGCTTCCAGACAGCCTTTGAAAAACTGAGGGATTCCATGGCACTTTCCGGGGATTATGCAAAGGAGAAGAAAAATGGAAACGGTGGAACTGATCTGGGAGAAAATCTGTAAAAATGAAAATGGTTTCCCGGAAAGAAAAAGATGTTCTGTTGAAGTATATGCAATGGAAAAATCCGTAACCAGAGCGGAAGCATATGAATCTATGCGGGCAGGAGTAAATGCCCGCATTATACTGAAACTCAGGACAGATGACTGGGAAGCAAGCAGACATCCAGGAGAAGATGGAAAACCAGAATACGCAAGAAAGGTGATCTACGAAGAGGCAGAGTACGACATTATCCGTGCTTACAAAAAAGGAAAATCTTTCGTAGAAATAACGTGTGGTTAAGATGGGATTTCAGGCGATAGGATTTGATGATTTTGCGAAAGAACTGGACCGGCTTGGTAAATTAGATGAGTATGCGCCGGATATGTTGGAGGCGGCGGCACCGATTCTGGAAAGAGAATTGAAAGGCCAGGTGCAGGCAGAGGCAA